ACGGCTGTCCTGACCGCGATCGCCGGATGGTCCTCGTTTTACCCGGCCCCGACGGGCGTGCAGAATGTGTCCGGTACGGCCACCGCGTCGACCCTCTCGGTCACCGTGTCCGGCCTCCCGGTCGTCCGCGCCAAGTGGCTGGACACGAACGCCGACCGTCACGCGATCGTGATGAACGGCGAGTCGGCCCGCTGGTTCGAGGACGGACCTAGCCTGGCGACCGCCGAGAACGTGGCGCAGCTCGGCCGTGACGTAGCTATCTACGGCTACGGCGCGACCGCTGTGTACATCCCGTCCGGTTTCGTCCGGTTGGCCCAAAACTAGCGTCCCCCGCTAGAGATTAGGGAGCCGACAAAAAATGGCACTGGTAACCGGGCAGGATCTAGCCGACGCGCTAGACCTAGACTACGTCGACCCCCTCGACGCCGTCCTGGACCAGGTAGCCGAGGCGTCCGCCGATATTGTCGGCTCCCTAATCACCGCGGCCGCAGTAACCAACGAACCCGCCGCCTGCAAAGAGGCGGCCGTCGCGGTCGGCGTCGAAATGTTCCAAGCCCGCACAGCGAGCGGCGGGCAGGCCGTGGCAACCGACTTCACACCCGGGCCGTATCGCCTTTCTGTGTGGCTCACCCGTAGGGTGATGGCGCTACTCGCGCCGTACCTGCGAGTGGGCGGGATGGTCGGCTAGTGGCCCTGTCAACCGAAGCACGCCAGGCGCTGGTCTCCGCCCTCGAGGGTAACGGGATCCGCGTTTACGACAGCGTGCCCGCAGTACCCAAACCACCCGCCATAGTCATAACACCCGATGCGCCGTGGATCGTGCCCGAGCGCCTTGGGACGCCCCTCAATTACCAGGTCCGCTGGCGCGTCCTGGTCGTCATCAGCCCCCGCAATAATGACGCCGCGACCGTCGACATCGAGGACGCCGTTGACACGGTCCTCGGACTGATCCCCTCGACTATGAACGTCGAGCAAGTAAACCCACCCCAACTAAACGACGTTGGGGCGCAGGGAACCGTATTAACAACCGAGATAAACGTCTCGGCCCACTGGAAGGAATAAGAGATGCCCGCAGTATCCGTAGCCGGGGCCGCGTTCACAGTCGACGTCGCCTCGGTCCAATACGCGTCCCAGGTCACCACCGGGACCATTACCACCACGCCCACCATTACCCGCACGAAAACCCTCGACGATGTCGCGTTCGATCAGACAGACCTGAATACGACTATGTCGATTGATTTCCTGTACGACGAAAACAGTGGCCTTTACGACGCGCTGCAGACCGCTATCGCGGCCGCCAACACCGTGCAGGTCGACGTTCGCTCGGCAAGCGGTCATTGGCAGGGCCTCACAATGTCCATTGAAAGCCTCGACCTATCGTTCGACGCGACCGGCGTAGCGACGGCGTCTGTCGGATTCACTGGAACCGTCACATTCTCATAGTGAAAGGAAACGGGGAAACGCCATGTACCCGCAACTAAATATCTACCTCGATGACGACAACGAACCGACCGTCGTGCAACCCCTAACGGTCGACTTCGAGGTGGCCGAAACGCTTTACCCGAGCGGCCAGGTCACCGACAACGGCCTACGACTGGTCGTGGCCTACTGCCACATCGAGGGCAAGGAACCCAAAACGGTAGCCGAGGTGCGGGGCTGGGCCCGGACTCGCAAAGCCCGCGTCATGGTCGGGAGCGAGCCGGACCCTACCCCGTCGGATCCGTCCGACGAATGATCGTCCGAGTCGCGCTAGCGACCGGGCGACCATACACGGAGGTCCGACACTACGAGCCCGCACTCTTGGCTACCATCATCGAGGAGTTACAACGTGGCGACCAGGAGTAGCAAACGCTTCGACTACTACGTCGAGGGTCTAAACGAGTTACTCCGCGGTCTGCGCAACCTGGGCCCCGAGGCTAATAAAGAGCTGCGCAAGGCGTCTAAGACGATCGCGCAGCATCACATGGCCCCGGCCTGGCAGGCCGCCGCCCGCAACTACGCCGGGCCCTGGGGAGATGTCATCGCCGACAGTGTGCGGGCCGCCAGCGACCGCGTTCCGAAAGTGTCCATAGGTGGCAACCGCCCACGATTCTCCGGTGGCGCAACCGCGACGATGGTGCGATACCCGTCCTCGAGCGGCCGCGCCCGCGATAGTTTCGCGCCGTTCCAGGCTACTAACTGGATCGAGCAAGCCCGCGGCTACCAGCCCGCCGCCCTTAAGGCTTGGGGGCAGGCCGTCGACCAGGTCGTACAGAAATGGGGCGTGCTCTAAATGGCTAAGACGCTAACCGTCTACCTGGCGGCCGACCTTAAGAAATTTAACTCGGGCATGGACAACGCCAGCCGCAAGGTCGGCGGATTCTCCGGGACCCTGAAAAACACCATGGGCCCGGCCCTGGTCGCCGCCACAGCAGCGGCCGGGGCGTTCGCCCTCAAGTTAGCGAAAGACGGCGTACAGGCCGCCATCGAGGACGAAAAAGCCGTCGCCAGCCTCGCGAACACCCTGGATAACCTCAACCTGTCGCACGACACACAGGCCGTCGAGGACTACATCTACCAACTCGAACGCGCCTACGGCGTAGCCGACACCGACCTACGGCCAGCCTATGAACGTCTAGTCCGATCGACCCAGGACACCGACGACGCCACCCGCGCCCTCGACATCGCCATGGACATATCCGCGGCCACAGGCAAAAGCCTGTCAAGCGTCGCAGACCAATTAGCCAAGGCATACGACGGCCAAGTCGAGGGACTATCCAGGCTCGGCGTAGGACTAGACCGGACGCAACTCAAGACGATGTCGGTCGACGACATCATGATGACCCTCGCCAATAATTTCCAAGGCGCCGCCGCGACCGCCGCCAACACCTTCGAGGGCCGCCTAAACCGCCTCCAAACCGCCACCGACAACCTTGCGGAAGCGTTCGGCGCCGGGCTTCTGGACAGCCTCAACGACGCCACCGAGGGAACCCAGGATGCCGTCGACGCCATGGAGGACCTTGAGCCCCTGCTCAAGGACCTAGGCGGCCTGGTCGGCGAAACCGTTACCGATGTCGCATACCTGGCCAGTGCGGTCGGCGACCTGGCCAGCGGATTCCGCGGCCTCGAGGATTCCATGGGGCCACTGCCGACCGCCTTTAATGTTGCCCGCCAGGCCCTCGAGCCGTTCATAAACCCGATTGGATTCGCGGCCGACGCCCTCCGAGAGCTGCGCGGCGAAGTTAACAAACTGGTCGACATCGGCGGGGGCGACTTCTCGGACACCATGGAGGACACAGGATTCACCACCGCGGCCGCGCATGCCACCTACCGCGACGCCGCGGTTAGGATTAACCGACTAAACCAGGAAACCGCCGCCGCCGCCGAGACACAGCGGGACTACAACCGGGCAACCTCGAGCGGATCAAGCACAGTCGAGACATACACAAACAAACAGCAGAAACTCCTGGACACATATGAGTCTATGGGCCCGGCGTTCCAAGCCACCACCACCGACCTCATAAACCAAATAGGCAAACTCGAGGAAGCCACCCAGGCCGTCGAGGCCTACGCCGACAGCATCCAACAAGACCTACTCGGCGGCATCGACCTAGGAGCCCTGTACGAGGGCCAATTTAACGAACAAGGCGAGCGCACCGGGACCAGCCTTCTCGACGGCTTTAACGCCGCCATAAACCAGGCCGAATGGTTCGGCAACGTCCTAAACGCAATCAAGGCCCAGGGAGCCGACCAGACGCTACTCGAGGAAATATCCGGGCTCGGCCCCGAGGTCGGCGGGGCCCTAGGCCAGCAGCTGCTCGACGAAGGCCTGGTCCCGACCCTTAACGACAAATGGGTCGGGGTGCAGGAAACCACCCGCGAACTCGCCCTAGGCCTAGTGCCCGAATTCCTCGAGGCCGGCCGCCAGGACGCCATCGCCACCCTGAACGGCCTGGCCGAGCAATTTAAGAAAGACCAGCGCAAATTTAAGCGCCTAGGCCGCAACCTCGGCAAGCAAGTCGGCGCCGAATTTAAGGCCCGCATCCTGGCTGACGTAGCCGCGGCCGTCCGGGAGGTTGAGGCCGCCGCCACCGCCGCCCGAGCCGAAGCCGTCGCGGCCGCCGAGAGGGAGCAAGCCCGCATAACCGAGCAAGCCGTCGCTAACGCCATAGCCGGGCTTATCCGCAACAGTGACCAGCGATCGGGCCGCAACGTACAGCCCGTACTCCAATGACCGTCACCGCCGTACTAATAAACGACCAGCCCGTAGCCCTGGGCTCGGTCGAATACAACGTACAAATAACCCACGGCCGTAGCGACATTAAGGCCCAGCCCGAGCCCTCAAGCGCGTCCATTGTGTTACGGGGCGACCCCGGCCTGGCCGTCGAGGTCGGCGACGAAATCCGCGTAGGCGTGTGGGGAGGCGTCTGTAGGTTCCGCGGCAACGTCACCGACCTGACCCGCGAACACCTCGACACCACCCCGCCCACTCCGGTCACCACGATCACCGCTATCGGATTCCTAGCGAAACTCGGCTACCTGACCACGGGCGAAAGCGCCTACAGCAAGGAAAGCCCTCGCGCCCGAGTCGACGACGTCATGACCGGGACCGGGCTCGACTACGTCAACGCCGCCGACGACGACCTCGAGTTAGCCGCCAATAACGACCCCCAAATACAACCCATACTTTCCTACCTGCAAAGCCTCGCCGAATGGTCCGGCGGAACCTACTTCGACGATTGCCGAGGCCGAATTATTTTCGAGGACTACGGCGAAAGGGGCCAAGCCGGGAACCCCGGCACCTGGGGCAACCTCGCCGAGGATTGGGCTTTCTATACACAGGCCTGGGACGCGTTCCCCGCCAATAACGCCGCCCCGCAAATACCCGCCCTAGACGTCATATGGGCCCCGCAATGGACCAAAAACCTCCAAACAATAATTAACGACATCGAAATCGAGTACGGAAACAACAACCTGTACGAGTTAACGGACGCCTCGAGCATCGCCGCGTACGGGAAACGCCAGTACGACCTCGTGACCGAGCTGCACGGGGCCACCGATGCGCAGGAAAGGGCCCAGCAGATCCTGGCCGCCCAGGCCCAGCCGCTATGGAACCTCGGCCAAGTAACCGTCCTAGTGCACCGTCTGACCACGCCCGAGCGGGACCGCGTGCTATCCCTCATTAGCGGGACACGCGTGATAATCAACGGCCTGCCCGAGGGCTCCCCGTACACCCAATTTCAGGGGATAGTCGAGGGCTGGTCAGAGACCTACGCGAACGACCAGCACCTACTGACTTTCTCGCTTAGCGATCCTCGAGCGAGTTACCAGGCCTGCGCATGGGATGAAGTCGACGTCTCCCTAACCTGGGAAAACGTCGATCCGACGATACAGTGGTACAACGTGGTCGTCCCGGACGACCTGATAGGAGTGTGAGCGATGCCGGACATTAACGGGATTCCCTATGTAGAGTCCACGGACCTGGTCTCGGGCTACCCGTCCGTAAGCCAGTCACTGGCGCAGGAAGTAAGCGACCAATTAGCGTCAAAACTTCCCTATTCGTACGGGACAGCGACACCGAGCACGAGCGTTGATGGGTTTCTTTGGTACGACGAGAACGATACACCACCTACACCGAAGTTCTGGGACGGGTCAGCGTTTCAGAATGTCGCACCCGCTGGTGGCTTGGAGTTGATCACCTCTGAGGCGTTTAGCGCGTCGTCTGCCGTTTCGGTCAATGGTTGCTTCACCTCAACCTACGACGTTTATGCGCTCATCGTGCACGCAGTAATAGCGTCAGGTGAGACAGATGCTTATCTCAGGCTCCGCGTCGGTGGTGCCGATGCAACAGGCAGCAACTACCTATTTTTCAATCAGTCCTCAGGTGTAAACGGCACAGGCTACAACCAAAACAACACAGGCACGACTCAACTAACAGCGGGCAGGCTTGGATCAAGTGGCACAGGTTCTCTTTTTGTGAATATTTTTCGACCGCACGACGCGGTACGAACGACTTTCCAAAATCAAAACGTGGCAAATGGAACCACCACAACCTTTATTCAATCAGGAGGCGGCCTTCACAGCCTCTCGACCGCTTATGACGGCTTCACCCTTTACCCGGCCTCTAGCACATTTACAGGAACACTCCGCGTCTACGGATACAAGGACTAACACATGAGCGATGTATTAGAAATCAACGTGCCAACCGGCGAGCGCATCGAACGCGATTTCACCGCCGACGAGTTAGCACAGCGCGAGAAGGACCAAG